TTAAAGAAACTTATCGATACTATTAAAAACATTTAGACTAGCGGCTTTTGTTGAACGGGTGTAGTCGGCTGTCATTTGAAGATTCTTATGTCCGAGATAGTGCATGACATCAATTTGTGGTTTGTTGGCAGCAATCGCTTGTGTTGCAAAATAATGCCTGAGCAAATGTGGGTACACTTCAACGCCGGACCCATTGCTTACTCTTCGCATCAATCGATTGAGATGGGTGGGGTGCAATGGGTTACCATCATTGTTAAGCCACAGCCAATGTTTCTCAGCTTGAATATGGTTCCTTTGCCTTAGATTATCAGCCGTAATCATTGCGTACTTCAAATAATCAACGGTTTTGCCAAATGCCCATATGGTTCTGTACGATGATTTGGTCTTGAGTGGGCCACCATTAAGTTCATTTGTATTGCGCTGCATGTCAATCGAGATTTGCGCGACATCGGCATCATTGATTTGATCGTGGGATATTTTGATGGACTCATTTCGAAGACCCATCACTTCTCCGCGGCGAAGACCGAGCGTTGCAGTGATGATCAAGGCCATTTCGTACTTATCCAGATTCGTCTTTGCTGCATTTAGCCACAGTTCAAATGAATGTGGTTCTAAGTCCTTATTTCGAGGGGCTTTCCCATTGATCTGCATACCCCGAAGCCGATTTTTGTCGATGACATCCTCAAATTCAGCGGCATTCATGATGCTCTTCATGACAGCATCAATAGTATGGACAGTTGTTAACGCTAGACCTGATTGTGATAACTCATCGAGAAAACGCTGATATTTGGCTCTTGAGACATCTTGTAAAGGCGTTTTACCAAATGCTGGCTTGAGATACTTTGAATAGAAGTTTCGGTTCGCTCTCGCTGTTGATTCACGCCAGATACCCATTTTTATTTTTCTCTTTGCCATTTGCTGGTAATATTGATCAACGGTCATTCTATGACTCAAAGACCCTGAAACTTCTCCGCGAGCAAGCTTTGCCTCAAATTGTTTGATTTCAATATCAGCATCTTGCCAATGAATGAAACCGGATTTTGAGAACTCTTTCCTTTCTCCCATAGCATCATCATAGGTTCGTCTGACACCAAACCTTTTTCCTTTTTTGGTCTGGTATTCATACACCCCGGGATGGCGTTTGTACGGTGTCCATTTTGGCATGATAATACCTCCAATTTGTCTATTAAGTTGATTGATTTGTACATAAGTTCAAACGTATGTTCGTTTTGCCTTTAAAATAAAACCCCAAAATGGGGTGAATTGATTTCATCTTTGCTATAATTAGGTGAATAGCATTTAATACTAGACCCAAACAAAGAAGGTGACACTGTGCTTTTCACATTAATTCTTGTTGCTCTGATCGTTAGTCTTATTGTCGTTGTAATCGCCCTGCGGATTTACACAATCGGGTTGGTTAAAGAACTTGCAATCATGGAAAGTCGAATCGATCAGAAGATCAGTTTAATTGCTAATAAGCCCAGTAGGTGAGCAAACTTCATCGAACCCAAGAAAGGGCGGTAGTCAAAATGGAAAACAACGTTGAAAAAGTTGATAATGATCGAGTTATTGACCAAAGTTATGTGAGACGTGATTTAATGGCAGCCGTGTCGGAGCTGTTGGATTCCGCTTCAAACAAGCATTCCACGAAAGAACTAATAGATGCTGTGTTCTCTGTTCAGTTTGCGACGATGGCATTGAAACATAAATCAAGCTTTGCCGGTCCTCCCGGTTTACGTGGTTGGGACGGAGAAAAGTATTGATATTTTTCTCCAGCAGTCCGTTTTTCCTTGCTGCGAAAGTGCTTGCAAGTTTGAAGCCAACGACAGTTCATCATTGAGACCTTTAGCAAGGATTACGTCTTGCCAACGGTCTTTTTGATGCTCGAATATTGGCAAAAGCTGATCGCCTAGATACCAAATGTGTGGGCGCAAGTTTGAACGCGACTCTTTACGTAGCGAATCTCTTAAGCCAACAGAATTATCTGAATCGATATAAGCACAATTTAAATTCCACGGCTTTGCCGCAGCACCTCGCGAAATGGATGAGTAGTGACGAAAAGCCGTCTTGTCCGTAGCACTCTGCAATAGCCTGTTTCTTAGATTTATGTGTGGAAGTTCATGCAGAATATGGCGAGATGCCGTCTCACATAAGGCCTCTTCTAACCACTTTAGATTTGAAGTGTCCGAAGGACTGCTAATAAGCCAGTGACAGAATTCATGCGAAAATTGGTAAGCAGCCTGCGCACGATATAAGCTATTTGTCACACTCAAAACAATTTTGTGTTGATGAGTGTAGCATACGGGGTTGTTAGCATTGGAATCGACAGAAATCTTGAGAGGGAGCATTGGAGAACTTTTGAATCTAAATTCCATTTTTTTGATGATAGCTTCGAACAAATCAGCGAGAGCCTGCAGGTTTTTCTGATTTCGTTCATCCATGTCGAGGCTTATATCGGGATATTTTTTTAATTTAATGGTCGTCATTCTTTCCTCCGGTGCCAATTGCTATAGCAGTGAACTGTCTTTCCTCTTAGCCCTCGCCACCGGGGCTATTTTTGTGCCCACTGCCTGTAAGGCGAGAGGGACTAATTCTTCCAGTATCCTATACGTGAAAGCAATATGAATCCAATAAATATGATGAGGCCAAAGATAATATTTGTCGTAAACACCCATACAAGTACAGAAACAACTAATCCTATTAGCAACAGGCAACCCGCATTACTTTCACGAGCTTTTTGCTTTCTGATGCCGTTAGCAACTTTATTTTCAAAATCTTTATCTTTATTTGCCAAGTATAATCACCAATCCCCTTCACAGGTCATTTGCTGCTGTCATCGCTAGTAAGATGCGCTACTACATCTTTTATGTTTTCGCTGTTTTGGTAAATATCGATTGGATGTACGAAATCAATTTGAGTATCAGCATCATCGTGCAATTCAATCCAGTTTCTATTTTTGCGGAAGTAGACTCGGAGTATCCATTTTCTGATATTGTCATCAAGCAAAACATTGAAGTAACTTTTGTTATCACGATAAAAAACGCGTTCTTCATCAAGCTGGTCACGAAGAATTATTTTGACAGTTGTGTATGCTTCTATTTCAGCAGGAGTCGTTACTATTTCGCCGTCATCGGGCTTCTCATCAGCACTTTCGCTTTCTTCATCATTTTTTGATTCTGCCTTTGAAGATTGTGTAATAGGGGTGGAACTAACTGATGAGTTAAGAGCAGAACTTAGTTTGTCATTCACTTCTTCTTGAATCGCCTGCACAAAGCCAGCTTGAATTATAGGCGTAAATTGTTCAATGTTCGTTTGGGTAGCGCGTTGGTTGAACACCTTAGATAAAATAAAACGGACGTATTCTTCATCAACCGACTTTAACTGACTGGTAAGGTAATCTCTGAATTGATTTGTATATTTTAGCTGTGATGCAGATGACGAAATACTGTCCTCATCAAAGTTATCCTTTACAAATCTGAAGAGTTCGGAAATCTGACTGTCTCGCAGTAGACCTAGGTGAATGGTTAAGAAAGGTTCTGAGTCCATCTTATTCTCATTATCTAGATCAGTAAAAAACCTGTATTCCTCACCATTTGTTAAAATGCCGAACTTGGCATCTGTAGTTCCAAAATATCTAAATAATTGGGAATCATGGTTATTTAGGTCTTCATTAATTGCCTTGCATTCAACAAGGATTTGAAGTTTTCCGTTGATGACAATGGCATAGTCAACTTTTTCTCCCTTTTTAATGCCGACATCTGCGGTGTATTCTGGTATGAATTCCAGAGGATTAAAAATGTCATATCCTAAAGACTGAAAGAATGGCATAATAATTGAATTTTTCGTAGCCTCTTCCGTTTTTAAGCTGTCCTTTAACTGATCAACTCTCTTAGCAATGGTTCTTATCTTTTGTGCAAATTCGTCTTTTTCCATTTTTAATCCTCCGTCAATATTATTTGTGACCTAATGTATAACTTCGAAGTAGCGCCACATCCAGTGGGGTAGTTCATACTGATCCAGAACAGCATTGTAATTCATAGGAGAAACTTCCTGATCGCCGAAAACAAGCTCAAACATAAAACAGTTTGCTTGATACTCGTTATCACCAACCATAGGCTCAGCTCCCACTCTGCTAAAAAAGTTGGTGTCTAATCCTCGATGCATTTTGCAATGACCAAGCTCATGGGCACAAACCGCTGTTGCCTGACAATCGTTAAGCGACCAGGACAAGACTATCATCGGCATACGGCTAATTTGCATGCTATATCCCAGTATGTTATTGCCTAGGTCTCTTCGATGAATAGAAACGCCGTCACGTTTAGCGAGTTTAAAAGGGTCACTAGTTCCGTATCGATTAGACATATGATCAGCAGCAGCTAGCGCTTCACTTTCCGAATATCCCAATAGAAGTCACCCCCCAAGTCACTCTTCGCTACCGCGATACTTTTTGGGGGTGAACTTCTTTTTTGCTAGTTCTTTGGCCAAAATGATTGTCTGTCTCATTGAGGCTTCTAACAAAGCACGGTCTTCATCCGTAAGTTCGCCCCCATTTTTGAAATAATTAACTCCAGTTTTCCCAGTAATGCCATTCATAGCATCGTTCAGAATGGCTTCAACATCTTTGTAGTCCTTGTCTGTCAATGAATAGTAGTGGCGTTTATCCGAGTTTCCAAGAAGATAGTCAATGGAAACATCAAATAATTTAGACATTTTTCTTAGGTCTTCGTTGCTTACACCGCGTCTATCATTTTCCCAGCTAGTGACAGTGCTTTGGCTCACGTTCATTTTTTCTGCAAGCATTGGCTGAGTCATTGAGTGCTCTTTACGCAAGCTTGCGATACGTTCTCCAGTAGTCATATAAGCACCTCCACGATTAGTATTATATGTTGTACTCTTAGTAATGGCTATAAATATCAAAAAATATGTACAAAAAGAATTGACATGTACAGTTAGTAACTGTACTATATGTACATAAGCAAAGGAGGTCATAACATGAAGTTAAAGCAGGCTCGAGTTCGATCTGGAATGAGTCAAGAAGAGCTAGCAAACCGTGTTCATCTGTCTGTCTCTATGATTCAGTCAATCGAGAACGGACGGCGAGATGGCTCTACAAAAACATTGATTGCTTTGGCAGCAGCGCTTAATACAACGCCAAACGATCTTTTGTATGGAACTGATAATACTATTAGTACAAGTAAACACATTCACGCCCAGCGAGAGGAGGTGGCACGATGAGCAACGAGTTGAGTGAAGAACGCCTGCGCGAAATTGCTAGTGCGTTAAGCGGATTAACCCCAAGCCAGTGGAACGATGTGAAGCTGACAATTGAATACTTATACCGTCCGGTAAAAAAGACGCTGACATCCGAGGAAATCAGCGCCATGTTAATCCAAAATAAAAAGTGGTTTTAGTCGTTTACCACTTGTAGTTGTAATGGGCTTACCCGGTAGTCACGACCTTCATATTCGATGTGAACAAACGGGAAGCTTTCTAGCTTGCCAGGAATTGTATTGAGCGGAATGGAATCCAAAATTCCGCCTTCCTTGACCCACGTGACTGGGTCGGTTTGATCTTTTGAGACGACGGCGTCTTCCTTAATTTCCGTCCAACCCATCGGAGCTAGATTGGCATAAAGATGCACTGACATTTTTATCACCTCCTTTCGATGCAATTATCGCACTCGGCGGGAGGCAATCACACAATATTCAGTTTTCAAGTTAAAGAGGTGAGCTACATGGATCGAGAGCAAATGATCGAAGCGCTGATGAGCTACCGCGATGATAAGCCCAAAGCTTTTTGGGAAACCATGGACGATGACATGCTCGAAATGGCAATCAGCGCTGAGAAAGAACGTGCAAGGAACGAAATGATTGATTACCTTGCTACAGCTTAATTATCAATCTAGGCGTTGTATAAGGCACCTAAAAAAATAGACGAAAGAAGGCGTCACATGGCAGACGAAAAATATCCGCGACAGTTATCGCTTGCAATTGAAACATCTGGGCTAAGCAAGCGATCCATAAGCAGGAAGTCATTCTTATCCGAGAGCTCAATTGGCAAATATGCGTTAGGTCAGCGGAGCGTTGATCACGAGAAGAAAAAATCGCTGTGGTCACTTTTGAAAGGATTTCGCTTAGGACTTTCTTCAGCCAGAGCAGACTTTGGAACCATTTCGTTCATGAACAATCCACGAATCAATGAAGATGTTTTCGCTGCTACGACTACGGCAGATCAAGAGGAATCTGAAAGAAAAGCAATCTGGACTGACTTCAAGAATGCAATCAAGGTTCCAGAGGAAAAGCGAACGCGACAGCAACAAGAGACTGTCACAACGGGGTTTAAGGAATTGGTTGAAGAGATTGCTTCAGAACAAACCGAATTAATTGAACTTGCTGAATATGGCGGCATTGATCCTCAGCCGTTCATTGACAAATTTAATCAAACGTTTGGAGGGTAACAAAAATGCAGGATATGAAGCAACGAGAGCACAAGCGTACTTTTATTACTCAGACAGAGGCCGCCCGCATGTTTGACGTCACGCCATTCAATGCCAAGTGGAGAAGGATGAGACAACAGCCTGATTTCCCACAATTGCACTACATGACCAATGATCCGAGAGAACGAGGGACATTCAAGCTTTCCGAGATTGAGGATTATCTAAACAACTTGTAGGAGGTCTAACAAATGCTAGAAGCAATCATGTCGGTGCTGTTCGACCCATCATCAGCCTTTTGGAAATATCTGCTTGTAGCTCTGGCCGGTATCATGATCGGCGCCACAGCAGTAGGAGGTTGGAAACAATGGACACGTTAGGAGGAAGAACTATGCGTGATGCGAAGGCATATTGGCAAGACATTCATGATCAAGCCGAGAACGTTATTTACAAGAGCCACGGAGATAGCGGTTGGCTTTGGATGTTCGAACTTAGCCAACGGATGCTCAACAAATGCGCACAAAAAAATCCCGTAGCGCCAACTACGGGAAGCAAAAATCTAAGCAAAATTATTTTCACTCCTAGTTTATCACGGAAGGCGGCGAAGTGAAATGGATATAAAAAAAGTCCGCACTGATTGGAAGGGCGATCCGATTTACTCAGGCGATGAAATCATCGCGAACGTTGGCCCAGAAGGCGACACGATCAAAGATGATCCTGCCGAAATTCGAAAGTATATTTTGCAAGAACTCAGCGGTGTAGCGATTGCCGCCGACTACTAGGAGGAATTTGAACATGGCTAATGAAATTGTAGCAAGCGTGAACAACCGTATCACTCAAATGCAGAAGAATGAGGGCCTGAAGCTTCCGGCCAATTATAGTCCCAGTAATGCCCTGAACTCGGCTTGGCTAACACTATCTGATAATAGCAAGGGCCCGTCGCTTTTAGACAAAACAAGCCCACAATCACAGGCAAAGGCGTTGCTCAATATGGTTATTCAGGGTTTAAGCCCTGCGAAGAACCAGGTCTATTTCATTCCTTATGGCAAAGACTTAACACTGATGCGCTCATATTTCGGAAGCTTAGCAATCTTGAAAAGGCTTGACAACGTCAAAGACGTTTGGGCTGAAGTTGTTCGAGAAGGCGACAACTTTCAAATTGGTTCTGATAGGGGACGCACGGTTGTGAAAGTCTTCGAACCACGCATTGAAAACCAAGATAATCCAATTGCCGGTGCTTTTGCGGTGATTGTTGACAACAACGGCACCGAGAATTTCACCATCATGACAAAAAAACAGATTGATCAAAGCTGGAGCCATGCGAAGACCAAGAAGGTACAACAAGAATTCCCTGAAGAAATGGCTAAACGCACGGTGCTTAATCGTGCTGCCAAGTTTTTCATCAACTCCAGCTCAGACAATGATCTGTTGCTTGGAGCCGTAAACGACACCACCGCTGATGAATACGATAACTCGGAGCCGAGAGATGTAACACCTAACTTTGATGATTTGATTGATAGCAAACCGAAGGAGGATAAAAAGCATGTTGCAGATGCCGATCAGGACGAACCAAGAGAGCCAGAACAAGCAGAACGATCTGAACATCAACCAATCACAGACAAAGAAGTCGCAAATCTCTTCCAAGGCCAAGCTAACAAGTAGGAACTACTACAGCAATCGCATGGATTGGCAGTACGAGTCACCAACGTGGTTCAAAAAGTTCATGGCTTGCGAGGCTGAAGCACTGGCTGAAATGAAAGGTGAATGGAAACCTAAGCGAGACCCAACGGCCTTACTTGTCGGTAACTATCTTCATAGCTACTTTCAAAGCCGTTATGCTCACAGAAAATTCAAAGCACAGCATCCAGAGATCATCTCAACACGTGGTGCCACAAAAGGCCAGCTTAAGAAGGAATACCAAATGGCTGATGCCATGATTAAAACGCTCCGAACGGACCCGATGTTCAAAGAGTTCTATCAGGGCAAGAAGGAAGTCATTGTACGTGGTGAGATTGGTGGTGTGATGTGGAAAGGAAAACTTGATTGTCTTCCGACAAATCACAAATACTTTGCCGATCTAAAGACGACCATGGACATCAACAAGCGCTTCTATTTGCCTGATGAACGGCGTTACGGCTCATTTATTGAAGCTTATAACTATTCGCTCCAGATGTCCGTTTACCAAGAGCTAGTCCGACAGCAGTATGGGGTGCAGGCGGTGCCGGTGATTATCGCAGTTTCGAAGCAAGATCCACCTGATAAGGCTGCTGTCTCAATTCCGCAAGACTTGCTCGATTATTGGTTGGAAAGGGTGAAGGAACTTCAGCCACGGATTGAAGCAGTTAAAAACGGACAGGAAAAACCCCATCGATGTGAGCACTGCGAATACTGTCGTGCTACCAAGCATCTCCAACAGATCATTAGTCTTTACGATCTTATTGAATAGGAGATGATCGCTTGGCATTGAAAAGAAAATGGTATGAGTCAGTTCTCGAATTAGGAGTAAGGCGAGACTTGGAGAAAAACGCAAGGGTTGCAAGGCTGTCTTCCCCATGCAGAGAACGATTTATCAGTTTTGCCGCAAAACAGAGAGTTGTATATGAAAACGATTTGAATGCTGAATGGCAAGAGTTTTATGAGCAGTTTGTAGCTAAACGCCTATACAACGTCAATGTGAAGCTGTGGCAACAAATCCGGAAAAAGGTTTTTAAACGTGATGCTTATACGTGCGTTTATTGTGGCCGGGTAGGTGGAAAACTTGAGGTAGATCATATTGTTCCAATATCTCGCGGTGGAACAAATGAAATGTCTAATCTTGCAACCGCGTGCCGGCGTTGTAACCGTCAAAAGAAGGACAAGTCAGAAAAAGCGTTTCTTGACTGGAGGGAAAAACATGAATAGTTATTTCCCTCATGACAGCAACGCACGCAATGATGCCAAAATCTTGAAGGTTCGTATGAAATACGGAGCCGAAGGTTATGGCGTGTACTTTATGCTTTTGGAACGTCTAAGAGACGACAGCGAATATATGAGTGTCAAAGATTACAACATGATAGCCTTTGACCTTCGTGTGGACGCATCCTTAATCAAGGACATCGTTGAGAACTTTGGGTTATTTGCCTTCGCCGATAACGGTGAGTGCTTCTACTCCGAATCATTCAACAAACGAATGTTAATCAAAGACGAAGTTTCAAATAAGCGTGCGGCCGCTGGCAAAAAAGGGGCAGCTAAACGATGGAATGGCAAAGCTATAGCAAAGCCATCAAGTGAGAATAGCAAAGATATAGCAAAGCCACAAGAAGATGATGGCAATAAAAGTAAAGTAAAGGAAAGTAAAGTAAATAAAAATAAAATAGACAGTCAGGCCGGCGTTCGTGTACACGAGAATGCGCGTTTGCTCTGGCAAAACGTTTGGGGATTTCCCAATGCCATTGCTACTCAAGATCTGGAAGAGTGGATCGGTAATTTTGGCGATGATTTGGTTTGCTGGGTCATTAAGTATGCAGCCCGTAAAGATGTCAAAGCAAAAGGCGCTGATCGATATTTAGCGAAAGTCTTTGACGGCTATACAGAGCGAAAGATTAAGACTGTTGAGCAAGCCGAAGCAGAATCAAAAAAACACGAAGAAACGGCTAGGGCTAACTACACGGGTCCACAGCGTTACGGCAAGCCAGAGCGCGTTGATAAAGAACCTGATTGGTTAAAGCCTGGATATCAGGAACCGAAGCATGAAGTGACGCCCGAACAGCGTGCCAAGCTGGCTGAACAACTTGAAAAGCTCAATAAACTCGGCGAAAAGAATTAGGAGGGAAGCATATTGCTAAACAGTGTCTCACTAACAGGCCGGCTGACAAGAGATGTTGACTTGCGCTACACACAAAGTGGAACCGCTGTCGGCTCGTTCACGCTGGCCGTTGATCGCCAGTTCCGCAGTTCAAACAGAGAACGTGAAACTGACTTTATCAGTTGTGTGATCTGGCGCAAGTCGGCTGAAAACTTTGCAAACTTCACCAAAAAGGGCTCCTTGGTTGGTGTGGAAGGCCATATCCAAACGCGCACGTATGATAACGCGCAAGGGCAGAAAGTTTTCGTGACTGAGGTAATCGTTGATAATTTTGCTTTGCTTGAGTCACGACAGACGTCTCAGAACAGCCCTAAATCACAGCAAACGGCCAATGCATCAGCAACAGCGACCACAAACGCGAGTCAAACGACTCCAAATGCTTCGCGAGCGAATGCCACGGATCCGTTTGCTAATAATGGCCAGCCGATAGACATCCAAGATGATGATTTGCCATTTTAAAACAGGAGGAAATCATGAATAAATATCTGAACGAATTGATTAGCAAAATTAAGTCTGGTGAATTTGAGCTGATAGAAACAACACTGTCCAACAAAGAAATCGATAGCGAAACAATTCAGACAACTTATGGGTTCGTTGTTAAATCAAAAAATCCCCAATGTTTCTTCTGTGGCGCAGAGGGAACACTGCAACTAGAAAATGACAAATGGATTTGTGAGGCCTGCGCTATGGCGATGGGAGAAAGGTCTGAAGGTTAAAGGCTTCTTTGCCAAATATCAGCAAAGGTAGCAGCGTCAATTTTAAAAGCCATAATGTCATCATCAATCAAAGGCTTTTGTTCGATTAGTTTCCCATTTTGAAGATTTAAAACAGCAAATATGCCATTCGAAGTATCGAAGTTAGGTTCCGCAAGCTGCATCAAAGTAAGGGTTGAATTGATATAACGCTGGGTGACCTTTTCATCGGACTTCTTCTTTTTGTAATAGTTTTTGATGAAGTATCGTTGACCATCAATAATTAATCCCAACTCAGGAGAGGCAATAATTGACATATCTGGAGAGTTGTTCCAGACACTGTGCCCGGTTTCAAAGTATTTGTAATCTTTCCCCTTCAAGAAGGCACGAAATTTATTGGCAACGCGAAGATAATTTTCGGATTTTCTTTCGCCAACTGATGCAGCGTAATTAACAATTTCATCGAGTGAAGAATTTGCTTTAAGGGTTGCTTTTATTTTATCCCGGAGACCTTTCCAGTAGTCGAAAGAAGGATCGTAGTTAGGGGAATCCTTAATATCTCGAACGTAATGCATTTTTGCAGACGTACTAGCTTTGGCTGTATAGGTTAGAAACTGAGTGAGTGAAATTCGAATATCTGACATAATGCACCTCTTAATGTTTGATAAGTAAATAGTATCAAAAAGTTATGCACGTTGCAATACAAAATACCATATATTGGGGGTGAACAAATGAACAAGGCACAATATGTCGATGACTATTGGACGAAAATTCAAAAACTAATTGACAAAAAAGGCATTACAGCAAGCAAATTATCACATTTAGCTGGATTTCCAGACAATGGCTCCATCTATGCGCTGAAGTCAGGCCGAATTAAGCGACCGAGTTTCTGGATGATCATGAGGATTGCGGACGCATTAGAAGTTAGCACGGAGGAACTGAGACCTGATAAACAAGGAGAGGCAAAAGCATGACACAAGTAACGGTACGGTTTTATAAGCAGGGAGACAAAGTATGGCGCGACTTCAAAGCGGAATTGCTTAAGCGCTACGAAAATTCAGCAATGATAGACATTTCTGAAAGCGAAGCATTCTCAAAAATAGAGAAGCAAGAGTTCAACAACCGGATCGTTGTATCAAAGAAATCAATTGTCGAGAAACGGGCAGTTGCCGGTGTTGATGACAGTGACATTTTGAAGACTTCAGTCAACAACGGCCTCAAAAAGATTTCAAAAAAGCGAAAAGAAGCCCGTGCCAAATACGCGCGCGGAATTGCAGAAGCGGCCTCACAATGCGACACACTGATTGACGTTGCGAAACGGATTGGGAAGTCAACAACGTTCGTGAAGCGAGTGGCAAGTGAGTTTGAGATCAAGTTACCGCTCCGCAACAATGGGCATGAAGAGATCGTGAGTCGTTAGCCATGGTTATCCGCAAGAGACGCAGAGGCAAGTACAATGCGCAGCCAGTCGTGATTGATGGCATTCGATTTGCAAGCAAAGCAGAAGGCGCCTACTACATGCTGATACGCAACAAGCCACAGAAGGTAACGATGCAGGAACATTTCGAGATTATTTCGGCATTCACGATAAATGGAAAGCGATATTCAGCACGAAGATACACTCCAGATTTCTGCTTTTACGAAAATGGCAAGCTAACGAAAGTGGTGGACGTCAAAGGTGGTAATGCCACTCTGACTCGTGATTCTAAGCAGAAAATGCTGCTGTTCATGATCAGGTACAAGATACCGGTCACGATTGCTAGATATGACTATCACACAGGTTTATTCACGGAAGAACAACTTTAAAAACTAAGGAGAAAAAATCATGAATAAAAAACTGACATTTACAGTAACTGTTTTGACAGGACTTATGTTGGGGGCCGGTGCAACCGCCATTGCCGACAATGTTTGGCAAGGTCACCAGAACATCGTGGAAACCAAAAACAATATTGACAAGCTGACGGCTAAGATCAACGCTTCACAATCTAGCTTGTCCGATTTGCAACATCAGTTGTCTGACGCGCAGGCACAGTATGCGGCCCTAAAACGGCAATACGACAACGGCATGGCAAGCAAAGATGCCCAGATTCAGCAAAAGATCGTTGAAGGCCAGAAAGCAGTCGCCCAGAAACAGGCGGAGGTAGATGCTAAGCAGCAGACAATCAATGACCTTACATCACAGTTAGAAGCCGCCAAACAGGCAAACAATGACTTATCACAGGCCATCAAAGACGCACAGAGCATCAAGGACTATTCAGATCAGGCTGTGAAGTCAGTCAGTGCGAAATGAGTCATAGGGGCTGCTATGTGGCTGTGAGGAGGCCGACCAATGAAAACTGGAGACGACACGTTCGATGACATCTACATCAGCAAAAAGACTGGCAAGGGCGTAGGCGTCATGTATGAAGATGTGGACTATAAACTAGTGCCAATCAAACAGGAGGACGAAAAATGACAACACCAAGGAGTGAGCAAGAAACGATTCTTAGCTATGATCGGGAGCTTGATCAGTGGCACTACTATTCAGACATTCCAAAGCACAATCGTAAATGGCGTGATTTGGTCTCTGAAACGCACACGGAGACAAGCGAAAACGGAGACATCACAGTTATGGAAGGAACTATCAACGGAAGCGTATCGATCCGAAAACACACAGTTATGTCGGAGGAAACAAGAGCAAAAGCGGCCGCTCGACTAAAGGCATATCGGGACAAGAAAGTAGAGGACGAAAAATGAAAGTAACGTCAGCATTTGCATTGCCGCATGACCATTACGATGGGAACCAGGGACTGTATCAGTTGGCGATGGTTACGCGTAACTACTTAGTTGACAATGATCATGAAAATTTTCGGAAGTACAATGTCATGCTTTGCAATTACGCACGAGAACTTTTTAAGATTCCGAATCTGATGATCATTGAATGGAAGCCGTCAAATGACATCATGCTCATCGTGTTAGATGGCACCCCAGATGGTTGTTGTCACACAGCATATGACATTGGCTACCATCATCTTCCGAAAGAATACAAGGGCGAAGATGGGAAATACAGCATTCCATTAATCCATTCGCAAGAGGATCTTGATGATGCGCTGGCACACATTCACAGCATGAATATCTTACACAAACTGGAGGACGAAAAATGAGCGAAGAAAAACTGTACGCGGTAAAGAACACAAAGGGACTTTACCTATCCTTTAGTGCTGACACACTTCACCGTTGGCGTGAAGGTCAAGTAGATGCCACTACTAGCCAAAGAATAGCCCACGACCTTTGCACACAACACGGTGGCCACGTTGTCACTTTGATTGAGGAACCTGAAAAAGAAGCCGTAAGCGAGAGCGTTGGGGGCGCGATTGATACGTTCATTAATGCAGACACGTATGTGCAGGCGGCAGCAGCCCTTAATTATCTTTTTGCTTCAAGGAAAAAGAAAGACTTTAAGCGAATAATGAAAGCGGTCAGGAACGGCTACACCGTGAAGAAGAAGAAGTATCTGGTCTACAAAGTGCTTGGCGGCAAGCAGAAGCATGAGCTTTTTGCTCAAGCATACCGACCAGCAATTTTTCCTGATACGATTACTTGGTCCGTTGGGGAACGCAGAGCCCCTAAGACTGGGGTTTCTGCTCAATTCTCCGAAGCAGAGATCGAGCATTACGGCTTGCAAGACTGCGAGAAAGAAGAGGTGACTGACGATGAGCAATGAGACGAAGCGGGACGTGTTTGAGGACTTAGTAGAAGAACTAGCAAATGCATACATTGCCTTGGACGGTGAAGGAATTGGCGAAGATCTTACTAACGAAGACAAACAAGCCTATCTGAAAGACTATGAGAATGCCCTGCCAGATGATCTGCCGGTGATTCCAGAAGCCCAAAGCGATTGGATAAAGCAATGTAAAGCAAATGATGATTCCTTGTCTTTTGCGCTGGGCGATGAAACTACACCAATCGAAGTTGCTAAAACTTTTCGTGTTTGGGGCGGATACACTGATAAAAATAAAGATAAATGGATCAAGTTGCAAAACGCCTTCGCCCGTGCATGGGTGCTAGGTGTCTGGCGCGTTGAGGAAACCGGAGAAATCGTGAAATTGGAGGCAGAGAAATGAAGTACTTTGAGACAAAGGAACCCTATTACAGCTTGATTGTTGCGAACAATGCTGAGGAAGCCAAGAAAATTTATCGTGAAATGTATGGAGATCAAGATGACCCCGAACAATTTAAAGAGTTAAGCCGTGAAGAAGCACTATATCATCTTGCGATTGCAAAGACAGAAGATGGGGACATTCTTGCTTATGAAGATGTTCAAAAAAGCCTAAACGAAAAGGCGCCATCAATGCTTCTGGTAGACCACATGATCTTATAGGAGGCGGAGAAATGAAACGAGAAATTAAGTTCAGAGCGTGGGATAAGAAACGCAAATCAATGTTTGTACCTGACAGTTTCGTTTTCGACGCAAATACTGTTGAGATAGTGTCTGTGTGGAGAAAAACAACAGACGGAGAGACTATTGAAGGGCTGGACCCAAGAAAAGGCCGCTTAGTTCTCATGCAATACGCCGGCCTGCACGACAAGAACGGGCGGGAAATCTACGAGTCAGATATTCTGAAAGTCACAGGAGAAGACGGTGAATCATATGCAGCAACCGTAAAATGGTTTGGCGATGAAGACTACCCAGCATTTGATTTGGAAGGCATACCGGAAACATGGTTCTATGGTGCAAACGCACTCGCAACTATTTTTCAAGAAGGTGTTGAGACGTGCGAGGTCATCGGAAATATTTTTGAGAATCCGGAGCTACTGGAGGGAAAACAATGAAACACCCATTCAGAAAGTTCTCAATGCTGATTTACTTGATGGCCGCAGTCCCGTCAATATTTTTCCACGTGCCAATTGAAGCGCTAATCTGGACAGCACTGACGGCAATATTGTTTGTACTTTGGGATATATCATATTCAATCAGGGAGGAGCGGCAATGAAACAGATGATTGCCGTCATGTTGCTAATCGTAGGTGCTGCAATGTGGATGTGGGCTAACTGGAAAAGAGGAAAATAAATGAATGACAGACATCGAGCAGTCATGCGAGCGCGCATTAGGTATGAACGCAGGAAACATGAGCGAACAATGGACGAATTCGCAAAAGCACTTTATCCAGTCTTCAAGGCGGCCTCTGCCACGATTGAACAATGGCTTGCTGCCTTCTAGTTCAGGTAAACAAAAAGCGCTCCTGATTAGGGACGCGCTGGAGGCCAGACGTATGATTGAGAGTAAATGGAATCAAAGATTAGAAGTTGGCCTCCAT